AGAGGGTTGGCACCGTGCTGATGCGGCAGACGCTAGACAGGCCTATTCCGTTCACACAGCGGGGCCTCAAGCACACACGGGCGACTGCCAGCAAGCTGCAAGCCAGCGTATTCATGCTGCCACGGCAGGCCAGCTACATGGTCTATCAGGTGGAGGGCGGGACGACCAGCGGGGCGAAGCCTTACCCGATACGGGCCAGCGAGGATGCCTATGGCAACCTGCCAAAGGGAGCGACCAAGCGCAACCGAGCGTTCACTATCACGAGCCGTGATGGGACGAAGCTCACCTTCGTTCGAACCAAGTCGGGCAAGAGGCCTAAGTCTCGCAGGTCTGTTGCCTACGCAGGCCGGCCAGTGTCCGACCGCTGGCGTGGCCTCAAGCTGATAGCAGGATCGACCGTGGCCCGTAGATACAAGCCGCTCTATCCGTTCTATGAGCGTGCGCAGACCCGCGTTCCCGTCATCGTTCGGCGCGTGTTCCTCAAGCATCTGCAGTCTGCGCTCGGCGGTGCGAGGTGGTGAGTGGTCGCGGGTCCTTCCGTAAGTGTGCGGAATTGCGGGTACTTTGGCGCTCGACAGAATCGCGCGGAAAAAAATTCCGAGAATCCGGAAAATTAACGCCTTGAAATCTAAGAACTTTTCATCCGTTCTCGCGGTCTACGACCACCTAAAGGCCACTGGCTGGAAGGTCGGGAGAAGCATCCTCTATGATCATGCGCGCCAAGGGACCATTGAGCGCTCAGAAGACGGCACGTTCAGCAATGAGGCCGTCAACCGGTACGCAGTTTCCTTTTGCAAGCGGGTACAGACCGGCTCCAAGTTGGCCGACACCAAGCTCTCGGTGCAGGAAGAGCGCGAGTCTGTCCGACTCGAGCGCGAGAAGGTGAGGCTCCAAAAAGAGCGCCGCGAGCTGGAGCTGATCGAGGGCAAGTCCATTCCGCGCGCCGAGGTGGAGCTTATGATCGTCGGGCGAGCCGTGGCCTTTCTCTCGCACCTGCGGGCAATGGTGCAGATGCACGCCTCGGACCTGATCCATATCGTGGGCGGCGACCAGTCGCGCGCCACAGAGATGATCGCCGAGCTGCAAGGGTTGATCGAGGAGCACGTGGCCACTTTCGCGCGCGACGTGGAATTTAAGGTCATGCTTCTACCGGACAACGCCGCCCCGGAGCAACCTGATGACGACCTGGACGACAGCGACGAATGATCACCGACGTTGATCTTATCGGCAAATCGCCGCGCATCCCCGCCACAGGTCGCGAGCCGTGGTTCCCGGCCGCGGTGACCGTTGAGGCTCCCGTTGAGATCACGTTCCGCTCGTTCCCTGGCGAAAAGCGCCTGTACCGCCGCAAGCGCCCGCAGCCGATAGCCGAGTGGGCCGCAAAGTATCGCAAGATCACTTACGGTCCGCTCAAGGGCAGCTACTACGATCCGCATTTCATGCCGCATATGGCCGGCATCATGGACTGTGCGGCCACTCCATGCGTCCGCGAGGTGGTGAATCTCAAGGCGCCGCAAACCGGCGGCTCTGCCAACTGGGAAACTTTTTTGGCCAACCGGGCCGACATGTCGCCTGGTGACACCCTGATCGTCTACCCGGACCGCGACACTGCCGCCAAGCGCTGCAAGGACTACTTGCAACCGATGTTCACCACCAGCCCGCGACTGGCCGACCTGCTGACCGGTGTTGCTGACGACATGGCCAGCCTGCGCGTCAAACTGCAAACCATGCTCATCTACATGGGCTGGTCTGGCAGCGTGACCAGCATCGGTAATGTAAGCGTGCGCTACCTGCTGGTGGATGAGTTGGACAAGTGCGCCACGGCGCCGAGCAAAAAAGAAGCGTCGTTCGAGGACCTGGTCGGCGAGCGGACCACGGCCTTCGACAAGTTCGGCAGCTTGAAAATCTGGAACAGCACGCCGACCGAAGCGCCGTCTCGGATCGTCGCCAAGTTCAACGCGATGGACATCCGCTGCGACTATCACGTCCGATGCCCTGAGTGCGGTGAGCTGCAGCGGATGGAGTTCGAGAGCATCGACTTTGCCGGCGAACGCGACCCGGAGAAGATGGAGCGCGAACGCCTCGCCCGGTATGTCTGCATCGGCTGCGGCGTGCTGTGGGATGATCGCCTGCGCGACCTGGCCGTGCGCCATGGCGAGTGGATGGTGCGCGACGATGGCCGGTCGCTTGCGCGCGTGCTTGAGATCGACCGCCCCGCCCGGGTCGGTTTCCACAGCCCCGCATGGATCAGCCCGCTCAACAGCCTGAGCAAGTGCGCGGCCGCCTTCTTGCGCGGCATCCGTGACCGTGAGCAAATGCTCTATTTCGATACGCAGATCAAGGCAACCGAGCATCACCGCCATGAGAAGCAGCGGCAGGAGGACGTGCTCCTGGCCCTGATCGACGACCGGCCGGAGGGGCTGGTGCCTGGTGGCGGTGTGGTCGCGGCTCTCGTCTGCGGGTCAGACACACAGGACAACGGGCACTACTACTGGATCGACGCGGTTGGCTACGGCCTGGAGCAGGAGCGGTGGCGGATCTCGGCCGGGTTTGTCGAGACCGAGGAAGCGCTGGAGGCGGTCGTATTCGGTACCGACTGGATGGATGCGGCCGGGAACGTCTACCCGGTGCGGGCCATGGTCAAGGACTCCGGCGGCCACAAGACATCCGAGGTCTACGACTTCTGCCGCCGTGACCCGCTGCGCCGGTTCGCGTACAAGGGCGCCTCGGGCAAGCGCTCATCACCCTTCACCACCACGCGCCAGGACCACTACCCGGGCAGCAATCGCCCCATCCCCGGCGGCGTCACGCTCTACACCTGCGACTCGCATTATTTCAAGGACCTGGTGTCCAGCAAACTTTCGATCAAGCCGGGCGACCCTGGCGCGTGGAACATGGATCAAGGTTTTACGACGGAGCAGGCGCAGCACCTTTGCGCCGAGTACCGCGACGACCGCGGCCTGTGGCAGTGCCCGCGCGGCCGGGCGAACCACTACTGGGACAGCGCCGTCATGGCCGTGGTCGCCAGCGATATTTTGAAATTGAAATTCTGGCCGAAGCCGGAGACCGCCGCGCCGAAGCCGATCAAGCCGAAAAAGGCCAACCCGTACACCGGCGGACGGCCGTTGTTCGGGAACAGATAAAAACACGATGGAGGCAGCATGACCGCAGTAGCAACACAATTAGCACTGCAGGTGGCCACGGCCTCGGCCGGGGTCGATTATTCCCACCGTCGCGGCGCGGTCTGCCCCGGGTGTGGCGAGCGGGCAAGGATCGTCAAGACGCTTCCGTGGGATGGTAATGTGCGGATCAGGTACCATCGCTGCGAGAATCCGCGATGCCTACTGTGCGCGGCTCGGGCGACGATCAAATCGGTTGAGGAAGAAGACTAAACATCAATTCAACGGAGGTGGAGTTATGAAAATAGGGGCATGTGCGGTGTTGGCCATGGTGTGGGCAACCTGCTATTCGTTCGAACTATTCCCGTGGTCTGGCGATATGGAGTGGTGGCATTTGCCGCACCTGGCGACCATCCTTGCCGCGAACTGGATTGTGCTGGTCTGGGCTGTTGCGCGCGCCGTTGACGGCACTTTTAAGCACGTGGTCCCGGGCGGGACCAGCAACCCTCCAGCCGAAAAAGAGGGCCAGCGGCCAAGCCCGACGCTTCCCACCGGCACGGCGCGACCTGCCCCGGGTGTGGCGAGCGGGCAAGGATCGTCAAAACGCTCCCATGGGAGGGCAACGTGCGGGTGAGGTATCACCGCTGCGAGAATCCGCGATGCCTGTTGTGCGCGGCTCGGGCCACGATCAAGTCGGTGGAGGAAGATTTCTCTGGTTGATTTTTTTATATCCAACGGGTCTTTTTTTTGTTTACAGGCGTAGCCCCATCGGGTATATATGTAATCAAGAACAGGGCAGGAAGGATAGCCAAAAAAAACAAGGAGAACGACCATGAAGAGCAGAGCCGACCACCTGACCACCACCCACACCGCGTTCGCGGATTTCGCCGATCTGATTTTTGCCGGGAATGGCCATTACTTCCCCTCGCTGCAGACCATCGGCAAGGGCAAAGAGACCGCCGAGCGGGCAGAACTCGCCGACCTCTACGACCAGGCGCAGGAGGCTCGGGGCGACCGCCGCCGCGCCTTCCGATGGGGGAGAGCATGACCTCCGAAGAATTCCGCCAGATCCGACTCCGGCTCGGTCTCAACCAGACCGAGCTAGCCGCCAGGCTCGGCATGACCCAGCCGATGGTCAGCCGGGTCGAGCGTGGCGAGCGAGAGCCGACGAATCAACAGGGGGCGGCGATTCTGCTGCTCCGGGAACTTTTAACGAAGGGGGACGGGAGATGACTATTACCGACAGAGCAAAGACGCACAAGACCATCGCGGCCCACCGAGGCCGCACACGGTTGGGGATTGCCCGCCACTATGCCCATACCGGATGGGTGTGCCGGGTTGACAACGCGGCGTGGTGGCCACGCAGGACCGATATAAACCGCGTCACCGGTCGCTCGGTCGACCCCGCCTTCGCGGTCGTGAAGACCAAGCGGGAGGCGCTGGCCCTGCTTGAGTCGCTTCGCTAACCCTCACCGGGCGGCCCCGCAATGGAGCCGCCCGTTTTTTTTGTCCAATAATGGAAAAAGTGCACAAGTAGGAAACTTCCACCGCTAGACCTCACGCTCTACCTGAATCCCCGCAAATAGCATATCCTTCGCGCACAAGACACCACGCGCGGAGGTGCTATGTCCCAACTGACCGACCTGCAGGACCGTCTCGCCCTCTACCATGAGGCTGAAGCGCGCATCCTGTTGCGTCAATCCTACCAGATGCCGGACGGCCGGCAGATGACCTACACGCAACTGCCGGCGGTGCAGGCGGAAATCCGCCGCATCGAGCAGCAGATTGCCCAGCTCTCCACCTCTGGCCGGCTGTCGCACGCGCAGGCCGTGTTCGGTGGCCGGCGTTGAAGTCCAACCTCCCCGCCATCCTTGCCCCTTCCGGGCTGCCCGCCCGCCGGGAGCTCGCCGCTCGGTCCTTCGTTGCCGGCGACTTGACCGGTGCCAACCAGAATTTCCGCCCGCGCCGCCGGTCTGCAGATGCTGACATCCGCCGCGGGCTGTCCACCATCGTCTCCCGCTGCCGCGACCAGGCGCAGAATAACCCGTCCATCCGCGGCGCCATCAAGCGGATCGCGAATAACTGCATTCGCCGCGGCATCCGTCCGCAATTCCAATTCCGCGACCGCGCCGGCGTCCTGTCGAGCGCAACCAACAGCGCATGGGAGCGGCTGTTCGGTCGGTGGGCACGCCATGCCGACCTGACCGGCCGCCTCTCGCTGTGGCGGATGCAGCGCCTGATCCTCGCTCACATGTGGAGCGACGGCGGGTGCCTGATCCATCGCGTCTGGGATGATTCAATCCCCGGAATACCCCCACTCCGGCTGGAACTGCTCGAAGTCGATCACCTGGACACGACCGTGGACGGCCGCCTGTCTTCGGGCAACCTCGCCCGCGCCGGCAAGGAATACAACGGCCGCGGCCAGTGTGTCGCCTACCACCTGTTCCCGACCCATCCACACGATTACCAGGGCGAGATTTCGCTGCGCTCCGTGCGCTACCCGGCTGCCGACATCATCGACGTCTACGACCCGGAACGGATCAGCCAGACCATGGCACTGCCGTGGCTGGTCGCCGTGGTGATGGAGTCGTTCAATCTCGAAGAATATCGTGATTACGTCAAGATCGCGGCCAAACTGGAGGCCGCCTTCTCGTTGTTCGTCAAGTCCAGTTTCCCCGACATGGGGACTCCGGGCATCGGCCTGCAGCAGGTTCCGGGCCAGACCACCGGCAGTGAATGGCCCACCACCTGGGCCGATATGCCCGACTACATCGAGCCGGGCCGAATCCAGGCGCTCCCCTATGGCACGGACATCGTCGCCGCCGGACATTCCCGCCCGGGCCAGCAGTACGAGCCCTTCGTCAAAGAATCCCGCCGCACGCAATCCGCCGGCCTCGGCATGTCTTACGAGGCATACGCCAATGACCATTCAGACGCCAGCTATTCGTCCACCCGCTCCGGCGCTCTGGAAGAGCGGCTGTCCTACGGCGGCATGCAGCAGTTTTTGAACGAGACCGCCAACGACCGGATAACCGCCTGGTTTATCGAGGCCGCATGGCTGGCCGGGCTGAATCCTGCTCCCATGCCCGGCTTTGCCGCCGACCCTTGGCCATGGCTGGAGGCCGTGGTGCAGCAGGACCCGGGCTGGACATGGGTCGATCCGCTCAGAGATGGCCAGGCCAGCAAGATCAAAATCGAGCAGGTGCTATCAACTCGCCGCCGGGAGGCCGCCCAGCAGGGCAACGACTTTGACGAGTTGCTGGCCGAAAGCGAGGAAGAAGAGCGCAAGTTGGGCGAACTGTACCGACTCCGCGCCGAAAATGCGCGACTGCTCGCCGTCATCAACCAGCCGACCCCGACCCTTGAGGGCAACGAATGAACCGCCGTTCCGAGATCACCGATATTTTCGCCCGGGCAGGTATCAGCCCGGGACTGAGCCTGCGCGCTGCCGTCGTTCCGCCTGCGCCCCCTGCCTCCTCGGGTGAGGACGACGGCGGTTTGCGCTGGATTTTGACCACTGAGGCCCCGGCCACGGTCTTTGACTGGGAGCGGTTTGATTTCGTCTCCGAGGTCCTGCTCATGGATGGCCTCGTTCTGCCGGCCACCAAACAGGTTCCGCTCCTGGACAGCCACTCACGCTATTCCGTGGACGACATCCTCGGCAGCGTCACCGACATCAAGTCGGCCGAGGCCGGAGGCTACGCGGCTGTTGACGGGCTTGTCCGGTTCGCCAGCGACGAGCGCGCTCAGCGCGTGCTGCAGCTCGTGCGAGATGGCCACCTGACAGACGGCTCCGTGGGCTACCGGGTTGACCGGGCTGTGTGGATTCCAGAGGGCGAGCAGGCCGCCATTCGTGGCCGCGTTTTCGACGGCCCGCTCAAGGTGAGCCACCAATGGAGCTTAAAAGAGTTTTCAGCAACGCCCATCGGCGCGGACGCGCTTGCAAAGGTGCGCAGCCTGTGTACCGGCCAGCGCGGCCGATTGGCAACCCCCAACCGGCGCTAAGCCGGCAACCACAACGGGAGAGGTATCATGCATCCCAAACTGCGAGATTTTCTTGAAGCAAATGGGCTCCGCGCCGAGGCAACTGAAGCTGAGGCGTGGGAGTATCACAAGCAACTGGCCGCCGAGGGCGTGGCCTACAACGGGCAGGAGCTGGCTGAGCCTGCGCCCCAGCCGGAGCCGAAGCGTTCCGCCCCGGCAGCTCCTCCGGTCGACGTGGCCGCGCAGATCGCCGCCGCCCTTGCCGCTGACCGCCAGCGGGCCGCCGAGATTGAGGAAGTTTGCACCGTGGCCGGCATGGAGCCGGAGCAGGTGCGCGCCCTGATCGCCTCCGGTGCCACCGTGGATAGTGCCCGCAAGGCTGCGCTCGATCATCTCAAGGCCAACTCCCTGCCCATCGGGTCCGGCGCTGGCCGTGCACAGGTCGGCGTCGAGAGCCGCGACAAGTTCCGCAGCGCTGCCCTTGACGGGATGCTCATGCGCTGCGGCCACCAGCTTGACAAGCCGGCCGACGGTGCCCGCGACTTCCGCGGCATGCGCCTCTTGGACATCGTCCGGGAGTCGCTGGAACTGTCCGGTGTCCGCACCCGCGGCATGGACCCGCGCACCCTGGCCAGTCGTGCCCTGGCGCCGGCATCGACCAGCGACTTTCCCAACCTGCTCAGTGGGCTGGTCAACAAGAGCCTGATCACCGCCTACAACGAGGCCCCGGCCACGTGGCGGCCGCTGGTCGCTGTCAGCGATGCCACCGATTTCAAGACCAAGCACGCTATCAAGCTGAGCGGCAGCCCTGACCTGCTGGAGCTCAACGAAAACGGCGAGTACCGCACCGCGGACCTGTCCGAATCGGCCGAGACCTATGCAGTCGCCACCCGCGGCCGCATCCTCCGCCTCACCCGGCAGATGATCATCAATGACAACCTGGGCGGGTTTAACAGCGCGGCTCAGATATTCGGCGCCGCTGCCCGCCGGTTCGAAAACGAGACCGTCTACGGGCTGATCACCGCCAACGGCGCCATGAGCGACGGGCAGAACCTGTTCAGCAACGCCCACAACAACCTGCTCGGCGCGGCCGCGCTCTCGGCCGCCACCCTGGCCATCGGCCGCGCCGCCATGCGCCGCCAGGTCGGCATGGCTGGCGAGGTCCTGGACGTGCGGCCCGCGTTCCTGGTCACCGGGCCGGAGATGGAGACCGACGCTGAGATCCTCCTGCGCAGCGCCTCCCTCCCCACCGGAACTATGAGCTCCGGCGTGTTCAACCCATGGGCCGGCAAGCTGACCCCGATCAGTGACGCTCTCGTCGCCGACACCAACGCTTGGTACCTGTTCGCCTCGCCGAACCAGCACCCGGTCATCGAAGTCGCCTGGCTGATGGGCGACCAGGCGCCGTTTATCGACGACGAAGTTGATTTTGCGAGCGACTCCCTCGGCATCAAGGTCCGCCACGACTTCGGCGCGGGCGTGGTCGATTGGGTCGGCGCTCAGTACAACGCCGGCGCCTGATCGACTGACAGATAATAGCCCGGGCCGGACCTGACCGGCCCGGGACCACCATACACACAGAGAGGTACACACCATGGCAATCGGACACGTAGCACCCGGGGGCGTCATCCCCTACACCAACACCGGCGGAACCGCTATCGCCGCAAACACCGTCATCGAATTCGCCGCCATGGTCGGCATCGCTACAGGAACTATTGGCCCGGGCGAAACCGGCACCGTGGCCATTTCCGAGGTCTGGACGCTGCCCAAAGACGGCGCCCTCGCCATCACCCAGGGGGATCAGCTCTACTGGGACACCGTCAATGACGAGTGCGACAAAACCAACACCAACGTGCCCTGTGGCAAAGCTTATGCCACTGCGGCAGTGGCAGACGCCGAGGTGCAGGTCATCCTGAACGCCTGACCCATGATCGACCGTACCGAGGTGCTGCGCGCATCCCTAGCAGATTTCGGCGAGCTTGCCGCCATCAACGGCGGCAGCCTCACCGTGCTCTACTCGCCCGCCGGCTCCATGCGCTGGACCGGGCAGGAAGAGGTGCTCGTGCAGCAGCCCACCGCCGAGGCATTGACCGCCGAGGTGGAGGCCCTGGACATCGTCGCCGGGCCGCGTGGCGACCTGCTGACGATCAGCGGCCTTGATTACACCGTCCTTGCCATCGACCCGGATGGCGAGGGCGGATCGCTCATGACCCTGCAGAGGCGCTACCTTGACTGATTTGACCGCCATTGCCGTTGCTGTGCAGGCCATGCTCGAGACCGTGGACGGGTTCCAGCTGGTGGAGCATTCATCCGCCCGCCGGGCGCCTGAGTATGTGCCCTCGGCCGTGCACTATTTCGCCGGGGCGGGCGAGGCGGACAACGCCGCGATTGTCCAGGTGCTGAGTTGGGGCATCAATCTCTACGCCCCGGTGATGGACGCCAGCGAGGGCAACCAGCACGCGCTGGAGTTGATCGAATCCGTGGGCGCGGCCGTGGACGCTTGGTCACCGACCATCAACGGCCGGTGCCTGCCCGCTGTGCTGGCCGAGGCGCGCATCACCGAAGTTACCGACACACTGCTCAGCTACTACCTGGAGCTGCGGCTATCTGTGCCGGCGGCAGCGACCGCTAACACGGCGACCGGCGACAGCCTGCTGAACGCAATCCGGACGGCGGTGCAGGGTATCGCCCCGCTGGCGGCCACGTCTGACTGCTACCTGTGCCCGGAATCCGGCTACCGGCCCGCCTGCGTGGGTGTGCCCTCGCTGGGGATCAGGCCGGCGGGTGTGACCCGGGAGGAGATCAGCGGATGCAGTTACGACGTGCGCTCCCAGGTCGAGCTGATCGCCCATGTGGAGGCGGACGGTTCGACCAGTGCGGCCAGCGTGCTGGACGCCGCGAGCGCCGTGCTGATCAACAACCTGCTTGGCATCGCCGGCGTGGGCGCCTGCCGCCCCATGGACGACGGAACGCCGGGACTGGTCCGCGACGAATATGGCCGCTGGCTGGTCCGGGCGAGCCGGATGCTTGAATACACCATTTCCGAGAGGTATTGACATGGCCGCGAAAAAGCTGCCCGAGGCCGTGCCTGTAGCGGCCGACGCAATCGAAGAAACCCCCGAGCCGCGGCCCGTGCCGCCCTCGCCTGCCGCCGGCGGCCGTTATGTCCAGGACATTGAGACGGGCGAGCTGATCCGCGTTGAACACACCACCGAGAGGAATGCACAATGAGCCGTTACCTGCGCAATACCACCCTTCTGGCCAAGGTCGAAACGGCCTATGGCGTGGACATCGTCCCCACCGGCGCGGCCAACGCCATGCTGGTGTCCGACGTGACCATCAAGCACACCTATGCCAACGTCGGCCGCGACCTGATCCGCTCGTTCATGGGCGGGTCTGAGGAACTGGTCGGGACCAAGCATGTGTCCATCGAGTGCACGGTCGAGCTGCAGGGCAGCGGCACCGCTGGTACCGCGCCAGCCTGGGGTCCGCTCCTGCGCGCCTGCGGCTTTGCCGAGTCCGACCTGACCACCCCGGACCGGATTGAGTACGCGCCGGTCTCCACCGCGTTCGAGAGCGTGTCGATTTACTACTACATGGACGGCGCTCTGCACAAAGCCCTCGGCTGCCGGGGGAACGTGGAGATCGGCGCGGGCATCGGCGAGCGACCAACGCTCAAATTCAGCTTGCTCGGCATCGATGGCGGCGTGACTGCGGCCACCCCGTCCGGCGTGACCTATGCCGATTTCAAGACGCCGCTGGTCGTGACCGAAGCCAACGTGGCCGAGTTCCTCATGGGCTGCACTTACGCCACCGGTGCGTTTTCAGGCGGCGCGGCCTTCTGCTCGCGCGGGCTCACCCTGAACGCGGGCAACGACGTTCAATACATTCCGACGTTGGGCTGCGAGGGCGTGGACATCGTGTCCCGCGCCGCCACCGGCTCGCTGTCGCTGGACCTGGCCGCCGCGGCCGAGGTCACCGCCATGACCGCCGTCGAGGCCAACACACTGTCCAGCATCGGCATGACTTTGGGCGCCTCGGCCGGCTACACCACCCGCATTTTCGTGCCCTACGCACAGCGGACCAATCCGAGGTATGAAGATGTTTCCGGGCGGGCGCATGTGTCGTTTGACCTGCGCTGCGTGCCCGGAGCAACCGGCAATGATGAAATCAAGATCATCCTGACCTGATAACTGAACACCTGGAGGCAACCATGTTTCAACTCGAACCCAACCCGACCTTCACCGCCCCGGTGGCCATCCCGCTGCCGGGCGGTGAGACGGCGACCATTGATTTTACCTTTGCGCACATGGGGCGCAAAGCGCTGCAGGAGTTCCTCGCCGACGTCAAGGACTTGCCGGACGGCGAGGCTATCCGGAAGATTGTGACCGGCTGGAACGGCGTGGCCGGTGCCGACGGGGAGCAACTCCGGTGCACAGCCGAGCATATTGCCGCACTGGTGGACGGTTACCACGGCGCCGCCCTGGCCATCCTGCAGACCTACATCCGCGAGCTGACCGGGCAGCGCGTAAAAAACTGAAAGCGGCGGCCCGGCGACTGGCCGGCCGGGATGTGCCGCCGCAGATCGACGCCGAGGCCGCGCAAGCGGCCCTGGCCATGGGCATACCGCAGTCCGAGGTGGTGGCCGCGCGCACGGCCCGGAAGATTGACCCGCTGGGGATCTGGCCGGAGAACTGGCGGCCGGTGTGCATCGCCAGCGCGATGCACACGCAATGGCGGATTGGGCCGGCCGGGCCGATAGGCTGGGATTACAACGCCCTTCCGATTGTCGAGGCCCGGATCGACGCGCCGACCGGTGATGATGCCGCCGACGAGTTTCACGCCCTGCAGGTACTTGAGGGCGAGCTTTTAACACTGCTGCGAGAGCGCAATGGCTGACAACAAAATTCAGGTCCTGCTCGAAGTCGACGACAAAGGGACCGCCTCGCTGCAGAAGTTCCAGCGCACCGTCGCCCAGACGGGCAAGGACGGCGAGCGCGCGTTCTCGGCCATGAGCGCGTCTAGCCGCACCCTGGCGACCAACGTTACCGCCCTGCTGGCCAGCTTTGGGGCTACACAGGCTGTCGGCGGGCTGATCAAGATCGCCGACACCTGGACCCAGCTCGATGGCCGTCTCAAACTCGTTACCAGCTCATCCGCAGAGCTTGCCTATGTGCAGGAGCGGCTCTACTCCAGCGCGAACACCGTCCGCGCTTCTTACGAATCCCACGCCGACCTGTACGCCCGCATCGCCCGTTCGATGGGGGGTTACAATCTTTCCGCAGACCAGACCATAGCCTTTACCGAGGCTGTCAGCCGGTCCATGATCGTTTCCGGCGGCACCACGCAGGAAGCCAGCTCTTTCATGGTGCAGTTCGGCCAGGCGCTCGCCTCGAACCGACTGCAGGGCGAAGAATTCCGCGCCATGCTGGAGAGCAACAGCCGCGCCGTGCAGGTGCTGACCGATTACCTCGGCACGGACATTGAGCACCTCCGCGAGATGGCCAAGTCGGGCGAGCTGACAGCGGACATCCTCTACAACGCCTTTTCGGCCGCGTCAAAGAAGCTCGCCGCCGAAGCAGAGTCCATGCCGAAGACCGTGGCGCAAGCCATGGAGCACCTGAAGAACGCCGGCAAGCTGCTGATCGACAACACGAACGACGCCTCGGACGCGACCAAGTCGCTGGCCGGGACGATTGACGAGCTCGCCACCTCAATCGAGGATAACCGGGAAGAGCTGGTGGCCATGTTCGCCGACATGGCGACCGGGGCCATCAACGCGGCCACGGAAGCCGGCAAACTGGTGCCGGTGATCAACAGTATCTATAGCGCATCCTCGCAGCTGCTCGGGCTGAGCGCGGGCGAGTGGGGCATTATCGGATTTGCCCTGCTGCGGGGCGGGCCGCAGGCTGCGGCCCTGACCGGGGCGATGCTGACCATCAATGGCGCACTGAACGATCTGGGACTCGGGTTGAAATCCCTTGGCACCTCGTGGAAGGGCTACGCCGAGTCGATGCAAAACATCGGCGATGTGCTCTCTGGTAAGCGCGACTGGCAGACGGGCGAGTGGATCGACCAGCAGTCCGGCAAAATCGAGGGGCTGGAAACCAAGCTGGCCCGGCTGCAGCAGCAGGCAGCGGACACCGGCGAGACCTTCACCACCGGGTTTGAATTTGGACTGTACAGTGCGGCCGAGGAATCGGCCAACCTGAATGCCGAGATCGCCGAGACGCAAGCGCAGCTAGATGCCGCTCGAACGGCGTCGGCATTGTTCCAGGACGGTATCAAATCGGCCGGGGTCGATGTCAACGACCTGTCCAATTTCACCGACGAGCTGTCGGTGGAGACCGGAAAGCTGTCCGGAGAAATGGGGACGATCACGCCAAAGATCGGCGACACCGCCGGAGCTAAAGACGAGTTGGCAAATGCCAGCGAACGCGCAGCCAGAGAGGCGGAGAAACTCGCGCGTGAACAAGCCCGCCTCGCCAAAGAGACCGAAGACGCCGGTCGGGCCATGATCGAGGACGCGGCCAAGCGGCGGGAACTTACGCTTGAGTTGACAAAAAACCTGACCGACACCTCTGACGCTTACGAAACGCTGGGGCTGACCAGCAAAAAAGCCTACGAAGATCAGGTTAAAGCCCTGACCGACGCCTATCAGCGCATCTTGTCCATCGAAGAGCTGACCGACAGCGAGCGGTTGCGGCTGCGCGAGGCGCTGCAGAGAGGGCTGATCAAGCTGGAGAACGACTACCGGGGCAAGGTCGATGAGACCGCCGGGGCCATCACTCAGATTTGGACCGACCTGACCGACGAGACACAGCAGGTGCTCCACGACTGGGTCGAAAACGCAATAAAAATGGAGTTCGATTCTGTCGGCGAGGCGTTTGAGTCGCTGGCCAAGGCCATGCTCGACGTCTGGATTGACATGATCGCCAAGATGATCGCCGAGTGGGTCGGCTCCGGTCTGCTCGGGCTGTTCACCGGCCAAGGGCTGGGCGGGTTCGGCGCGGTCGGTGGGTCGCTCATCGGCAAAGGTTTTGAGAAGCTCTTCGGCGGCGGCACGGTCGGCACCCTGGCCGAATGGGGCCTGACCGCGGCCGGCACCTCGGCACTGGTCGGTGGTGGTGGCGGTGCGGGCATCGGTGCGGCCCTCGGCGTGGGCGGCGCGGGAGCCGGTGCTGCGTTCGGCGCCAGTCAATGGTTCGGCGCACCGGCCATCGGTGCCGGGGCCACCCTGTTCGGCGAGCAGGCCGCGGCCGGGTTCACCGCCAGTCTGGACACGGCCATGGCCGGCGGGTTGGAGTGGGCCGCCATCCCGGGCCGGGAATTTTTCGGCACCGGGGCGAGCGGTGCAACCTCAGCCGGGTCTGCGGCTGCGCTCTCGCCGGCAATGGCAGCGGCAGGCTTTGCCGCCTTCGCCGGCGGCCTCTATGGGCTGCAGCAGATGGGAAAAACACCGTGGGCCGAGATCACCAGCCCGACGCTTGGCATCGGTGTGGATATGCCCATCCGCGGCGACTACTCCCAGGGCGATGCCCGCCGCCGCGCGTCTACCCTGCTGGACATCGAGAGTGGGCTGTACTCCACCGACTACGGCGGCGGCGACAGCCCGGCCGACGCTTTCGGGGCGCTGGCCGAATTCGACCTCAAGCCGATAATCGAGGACGCCAAGGGACTGCTCGACATCCTCGCTAATCAGTTCGGCGATGGCCTCGCCGCCCTGGCACTGCAGTTGGATGGCACCGTAGCCAGCACCGACGCAATGCTCGACGCGGCCGCAGGCTACGACGTGGCTCTCTCCAGTTCGGCCGAGATTACCGACCTGGCAGCGGCTGCCGTTGGTGGCAGCGAGCGCGCCATGGATGCGCTGCGCGCCGCCCTCATGTCCCTCGGGCTCAGTGAGCAGCAGACCGAGACAGCCATGCTCGGCCTTATCGCGGCAACGAGCAACCAGACCTCGGCCCTGTATGCAGCCAGCAGCGCTGCCGGAGCGGCCGCCACCGCAGTCTCGGGCATGGCCTCGAATATCCGCCAACTGTCAAACACCCCGCTCAACATCAGCGTCGGCGTGGAGTCGTATCGGATCGACAACAGCAATCCCTACGCCATCGAGCACGCTGTGGGCGGCATCTTTTCAAGCCCCACCTTGATCCCGTCCATCCGCGGAACGCGCCACCTGGTCGGCGAGGCCGGGGCCGAGGCTATCATGCCGCTGCACGACGGCCCGGGCACGCTCAAAAAAATGCACGACGACATCAAGGCCATTGCCGCGCGCCCGGTGGCCGTGACCATCAACCTGGACGGCCGGCAGATCGCCAGCGCGACCATGCCGTATGTGGATGCCCACGTGGCCGCCAAGGCGAGCCGCAACCAGTTGGCCAACCGGACGGTGTACTGATGCCGCTCTTCATTGATTTGCACGACTCTAGCCCGTCCCCGGCCGTCACGTACCGGATCTCGGACGAGCATATTACCGCTGACGATCCCCACAACAGCGCCGGGGAAGAGTACCTGCCGCTGTTGGTCGAACTCGGCGAGGTGCGCATTGCCCAGCAGTATATCCACGGCGGGCTGGTCCTGCCCGAGTACGGCGGCCTGGTGGTCTCTCCTGAGGTGTTCGCCGATTCCTGGCCGCCGCCGGTCACGCTGGATTGTTGGGTGTCCTATGTGGCGCCCGGTGTCTCGCCGTCCGCCACTCCGGGCGGGGACGCCCTGGTCGCGGCCCGGGCTCACCTGGCCAGCTGGAACGGCCGGGAGGTGCGTTACGATCTGGTTGCGCAGCCACACCCGGACGAGGTGGAGAATGTGGTCATCGTCGGCGATCTGGACGACGTGTGCACCGAGTACGCGTCCTCCCTGATCATGCCCGATACCGTGACCATGTCCGGGCCACTGGTCTATGCCGGCCGGTCGCCTGCACCGGCGGTCAATTACCGGGTGGAGGGCGCCCGATCAACCCTGGGCGTCCTCGGCGACATTGCCGCGTTCTTTACCCACCGGATCGTAGTCTCTCCGACCGGGGGCGCGACCATGACCGACGCCACCCAGGCCGTCGGCACGGCCCTGAACCTGTATAGCCGGGATGTGGTCGATATGACCTATCTCCGCGGGGACCGGTATCGGCGGTATCAGGCCAGTTACACGCAGCCCTACATCCGCAATATCGAGCTGCGCATCAGGGAGGCCGGCACCTGCAACTTCATTGTGCTTGCCGAGGCGGACGTTGCCAGGGGTGTGGGCGGCGCCTTGAGCAACCCGGCGGTGGCCGCGCAACGGCTACACAGCCCAACCGGTGCCTATTTCGGTGACCCTTCGCAGCCGAGCTACCCGGTGAGCAACCTGGTGGACAACACGCAATCCACTTTTTGGGCGACAGGATCGGACACAGTTTACGAAGGCAACCCGTTCACCGTATGTCTGCAAATGGCCGTGGCGAGCGGCACTATCGCCGAGTACGCGCTCACCAGCCGGACCAACACCCCCTACTGCGCGCCCACAAAATGGGACCTGTACGGCTACGATGTGAGCCGGTCTCGGTATCAGTACATCAGCACGGTGGAGTCGCCCGATTGGGGCAGCGCTGAGCAGCGCCGATACGCCGTGCCGGCGGACGCGGACTGGCCGGTACAGGTGGATGGCGATTTCGGAGCCACTGCCACCTGGGTCGCGCCCTTGGTGGGTAATCAGGAGAGTTACGGCGCCATCCTGATAGCACTGGGCCTCATCAAGGCATTGACCGAGCAGGAGCGGGTGCGCGTGGTCCTCCCCATGGGGCTGGGCATGCTGCCGCACATCGGCCAGCAGATCAGCCTGCGCGACGATACCACCCCGGATGAGACGCGCGCGTATCTGGTCGTTTCCAGCCTGACCTATAATTTCACGGACCAACTGATCGTCGCGGAAGGCGCGGGGGCGATTACGAGCCGATGATCATACTACCGCCGACCACCATTTCCAGCCTGACCGCAGACAGCGCCAATGCCAGCTACCCGGCCGCCAATCTGCTGCGCGAGTCGCCCAAGCGCATTTGGCGCGCGGACAGCGACGCGGTGACCAGCGCCACCCTGACCTGGACCGTCACTGGGCCGGTGGACACGGTGGTACTCCATCATGCGGTGGCCGCCACCGTGACCCTGGAATACTACACCGGCGCCTCCTGGGCCTCGCCGCCCGGACTCGATGCGGCCTACTATGATGACCCGCTTTTCCCCACCTACACCACCCATTGGCTCACGTTCACCGCGCTCACCGGCTCGGTGCAATTGCGGCTGACCCTGACGCAGAGCGGGACCAGCACCATCCGCGCGGCCAACCTGCTGGCCGGTTCGGCTGTGGCCGTTGAGGGCGTGATTTACCCGCTGCAGGAGGGTCTGCTCGACACCTCGATACGGACACCGCTGCTCAATGGCGAGGAGTACTATTTGAAGCGCGACGTGGCCCGGATGTTCTCCGGGTCAGCGCTCGCCGACAGGGGCGTCACCGTGCGCGCACTGATGCTGGACGTGGCCAGGCGGCACGGCTCCCGGCCGTTGCCGGTGCAACTGGCGCCGCCTTGGGGCGATGATTTTTTTGTCTACGGTCGCTTGAGCATGCCGCAGGCGTCGCACGCCTGGCCGACCTACTCCAGCGTGAGTTTCGAACTGCGCGAGATGGTGGGCATATGATCCGTCCCGACCTGATCGCTGACGCGGTACAGCGCAAACTCGCAGACATCGACCGCCACGCGGCCATGTTGCAGGATCAATACCTGAGCCACGACGGGCACCTGTATTACGCCGATCCGGGCAGCCTGGCCACCATCACCACTACGCTGACGGTGGTGCTCATGGGGGCCGATGCCGACCCGATCCCCACGCCTGGCCACGTGGCCGGCAAATGGATGAGCGCGGACCGCGACCAGGCCGGCGGCCGCGTGCTGGTGCCGATGAGCAATGGGCAGTTTAAGCAGATGGCGCGCGCCCTCTATAACCGCAACGCGGCCGTATGGGACGCGAAGCAGGTGCATTGCGCCACAGTTGAGGCCATGGGCGCGGCCGGCGCCACGGCCGAGCAGATTTTGCAGTACGATCACACGGCCGGCTGGCCGGAAACAACCTGAGAGGTGAGCACATGTTAAACGCGGAAATGTGGGCAAAAATTGCCAAGGCCATCATTGCTGTCGGCGCCGTCGCCGGCATCCAGATCGAGCCGGACCAACTCGAGCTGATCGCGCAGGGCGCGGGTAGCGTGCTGGCGATTATCTACGCCATCGAGGCGCGGCTCAAGGCCGGAAAGGGCTGAGACGGGGACTGAGCAGTGACCGACGAGCAGGCCCGGCAGATAGCCAGGGAAACGGCCAGGGCGGTGGTCGAGGCATTGGCCACAGACCAAAAACACCACCTGTGCGACATCGACCCGGAAACGCACGCCAAACACCATGAGCTGGTAGATTCTGCGATTCGGGTTATGGCCAGGATTGAGGACATCAAGTGGAGCGTTGCCAAGTTTCTGGTGGTCTCGGCGGTTGTCGGCATACTCGCCGCCATCGGTTGGAACGTCAAAGGGGGCGGGCAATGACGGACCTGCCTTCCCTCAATCCCGGCGACGCGCTCTGTGTGGCCGGCGGCATGGCCGTGGTCTCGGCCGGCATCCGCGCCGTGGAGCGAGTCTGGTCCAAGGACAACGAGGCGGCCTATGGCCACTCGGCCATTGTCGGCACGCCCGGCGGCACCCTGCTGGACACCCTCTGGCGCGTTCGCTGGACACATATCAGCCGCTACGCCGGCCAGCCGATGATCATTGCCCGTCCGACCAAGACCCTGCGCGGCATCGCCATCACCGACGCGGCGAAGACGTGCGCGCTCAAGATGGTCAGCAGCGACGGCCACGGCCGGCCCTACCCGGTGCACAGGCTGCTGCTGCACCTGGTGCCGCCGCTGGCAAAATACTGCAGCAACGGCCGGCAGATGGTGTGCAGCGAGCGGACCGCGAAATACCTTTGCCTGATCGGCGCCATGGACGAACCGTGGGCCGGCATCACCCCGGACGACCTGGCGGACCGCTGGCGGCGGTGGAGCAATTTCACTGTCATTTTTGAGGGCATCTGGCCCGGAACCAACACTTGAGGACACCACCATGGCCATTACCGTCGTCATCGCAGCAACCAAAGACGCCACCTCTGGCGCCACCACTGAATTCACTACCACCGGCCCGTTCGTTCTGTACGGCGACCATTTCGGTTGGGCAGAGTCCGCGCAACTGCTCCGGCTTGGGCCGAGCGGGGAATATCTCCCGGCGACCAACAAGGACGGCGTGATTCAGGTCGGCGCTCACCCGAACATGGTGCTGGTTGATGCTCCCGGCACCTACCGCATCGACAAGACCAAGACAGTTGCGACCGCCTCAGTCGGATACGAGGAGGTTCTGTGAGCAGGACTGCCCCTGCAAACACCATCTACCGCCCGTTCGCCACCGGTGGGGTGAGTAGAGCTGTCTCCAGGCCAACATCTTCCCGTGGGGCCGGGGCATCACCTGCTGGCGTCCCGCCTGGAGTCGGCCTTACCATCGATACTATCCCGCTGACCATTGACGGCCAGCGGGTCTACCTCTATTAGGATAATACCCAATGGCACACAACATCGACACCACCCAACCACCCCTGGCGGTCACCCCAGGCACCAAGATCTTCGGCATGCTCCCCACTGGAGCAGTCGGCTGGATGTATCATGACACCGCCGCGGCCGGGCTCCCTATTGGCTTGCCGGGAACAGCCGGGGCGCTGGTCGGCACCTGCCCGGCCGAGAAGCTGCCGCCCGGCATGACGCCACTCTCCGGCTGTCATGACCCGGTCGGGCCGAACAAGGGCAACTACCAGTTCAGCGATGGCTCGATATGCGTGTTCATCCCCAAGTTCTTTTATCGGCTAGGTCATGCGGATAGCCCTCGCTACGCGGTCTACGGGGTCAACGCGGTGGACATCGTCGGCACCGAGACGTTCACCACGCGGGGCGAGGCGGCTGCGGCTGGGTACGCCATGCACCGAGCGTTCATCGACGGCGGGGTGGAGCAGGCCGGGTTCTTCTATGACAAGTACCAGAGCAGCAAGAACGCGCTTGGCACCGGATTTGTGGCCAGTTCGATCAAGGGCGGGCTGCCATTATCCTCGCACTCTACACACAACCCGGTGGGCGGCCTGACCGCCACCTCGGGCAGCAACACCAACGGCTCGTTCGTCACGGCCTTCAAGGCGCGCGATGGCGTTGACGGGGCTATCAACCCTCAGGGCAACTGGCACGAGACCAGTGTGTTTCAGCGGCACGCGGTGCAACTGCTCTCCATGGCCCACGGGCAAGCCTGCACGAGCACGGCCAACTGCGCCTGGTGGCACGCCACCTACAACTACCCAAAGGGCAACAACAACAACGCCCTGCGCGACATAGATGATACCACCGTGCTCTACGAGAGCGAAGGCTATCCCAACGCGGCCAAGTGCGGCTCGGGCGTGCCGTTTGCCCGGACCACGCATAACGGCCAGGAGAGCGGGATCGCGGACCTGAACGGCAACCTGTGGGATTGCCTGCTTGGCATGACCTGCATTGCTACGAGCAAGACCATCACCGGGGCGACCCAGGCGACCCCCTGCGTGATCACAGCCACGGGACACGAATACACGACCGGGCAGGTTGTGATGATTACCTCCGTGGTCGGTATGACGCAGATCAATAACAAGATGTTCACGATCACGGTAATCGACCCTGACACGTTCAGCCTCGATGGAGTGGATTCGACCGGGTACACGGCCTACACCTCCGGCGGCTCGTCGACGACTGGGACGTTCTACGTGGCCAAGGAATCCACCCGGATGCGCGACTTTACCGGTGGCAACACTCTGGCCACGGACCAGTGGGGCGCGACTGGGGTGGCGGCCATGATGGAACCAATTAACTTTCCGCTGGTCGCAGATCCAGGGGGGACCGGATTTGTACTGCGTTATGGCAACGGTGCCAACCAGGTGTTCGCCGCGGATGTCTCTGGGGATGGTTGGCTGCAAACCTGTTGTGGACTACCGCTGGCCACTGGGATATCTGGCGCTGGCACGGATTTGTTCGGCAAGGATTATTTCTATCAATATGTGCGCAACGAGTTATGCGTGCTCGCCGGTGGTGCCTGGAACTATGGTGCAAATGCCGGCGCGTGGGCGCGGCATTGGCCGCACTACCGCGCGGGCACGAGCCACGCGTGCGGGGCGCGCGCCGCCTGTTATCCTGTCTGACGCGCGATAGCGCGGCAGGATGAGGGATCTCTGATGCCACGGAAAATGTACAGCCGTGAGGGCGTGATCACACACAAGTACATCGAGTTGATGCGGCTGTTGAACATCTACCTGAATCATTTCCCCAAGCATGAGCGGCACGCGCTGTGCGTGACGATTAGGTCTACGGCTTACACGCTCTTCAACCTGATCACCGAGGCCTACAAGCGGTACCACAAGAAAACAACGCTCACGGCCATTGATGTGACGCACGAGCAATTGCGGATGCTGATCTACCTGGCCTATGAACTCGGCTACTTCGGGTTCAGCGGAGGCGCGAAGATCGGCGATGAGGCGGAACAGACAGAGGCGCACCGCTATCTGGCCATCACAAGGCTGGTCGATGAACTAGGCCAATTGATTGGTGGCTGGATCGGCAGCGCCAAAGAGAATGGCTCCTGGTGAGCCAGAACAGGGGGCAGTCAACAGTATGCGTGCTCGCCGGTGGTAACTGGAACAATGGTACAAATGCCGGCGCGTGGGCGCGGAATTGGACGAACAACCGCACGAACACGAACAACACGAACGGGGCGCGCGCCGACTCTACTCAATCTCCTCAGACTCGATGCTGGGTATGGAGTACAGGGATTGGCTGTCCTGGCCCATTGGCCGAATTTGGCAGGAACGCCGGCGATGCTGGTAGCGAGAGCGAAGGCCTCGCCGGTGACACCAGGAGAAGCATGAAACGATACGGCAACCTGTTCGAGAAGACGTTCACCACCGAGGCATTGTTCGACGCCTACCTGTCGGCAAGCAGCGGAAAGAAGAAAACGCTGTCGTACATAAATTTCACGGCCAACCTCGGGCCGGAACTGGACGCGCTGCGCGATGAACTGCACGGAGGTGGGTACAGGTTGCAGCCATACCGGCAGTTGTGCATTACCACGCCCAAGCCGAGGCAGATTCTGGCGCCGCACTTTCGCGACGTGGTGGTGCAGCACGCCATCTACCGGACGATCTATCCCATCTTTAACCGGTCGTTCATCCACACCTCGTTTGCCTGCAGGGCGGGCAAGGGCACGCATGCGGCAAGCGACTATGCTTACCAGGCGATGCAACAGTCCGATCCAGAGAGTTACACTCTGCACCTGGACGTGCGCAAGTTCTTCGCTTCGGTGGATCGTGGCGTCCTTGGCGAGCTGCTGGCGCGCAAGATCAAGGACCAGCGATTACTGGACGTGATGCGGCTGTTCTGCTCGGCGGAGGAGATGCCTAGGCATACCGGCATCCCGTTGGGCAACCTGCTGTCGCAGCTCTACGCTCTGATTTATCTCAGCCCGGTGGATCATTTTATCAAGCGGGTGCTCAAGGTCGCTCGGTACGCCCGATACGTGGATGATATGCTACTGGTAGGCCTGCCCACCAGAGACACGGCCATCACCATCAAGGACCGCGTTGAGGAGTTTCTTGCGGATCGGCTGCGTCTGCAGTTTTCTCGATGGTCGCTACACCGGGCGCGTGAAGGCATTAACTTCGTCGGCTACCGAACCTGGCCGACGCACCGGCTGATCCGCAAATTCAGCCTGCAGAAATTCAAACGGGCGGTGGCCCGCGATAAGGACGAAACCGCCTGGTCCATCATTGCCCACGCCAAGGCGACGAGCAGTGTGCGAGCCATGCGTGCGATCATCGAAACCAACACCGAGGCGGTGGCGCGGCTGCCGATCTCGCACAAACGGAGGCTTGGATTATGCTGCCAGTAGAAGAGTTCAATTTGTATGGCAAGTTTTTGGACGGAACCGAGACTGAACTGGAGCGGGCCAAGCTGGCCCGGGCGAGGTTCCTGAAGCTGAAGATGCGTGACCGTCTCGCCGCTGAGATCGGCGATCCTCCGGACAATATCACTGACACTCTGCGCGCCGTGCTGATCACTTATGCCGTTGGCAAAGGATTGGTTACTGACGCGGCCATCATCCAGCGGCTGGACGCCTACGTGGAGCAGGCCATTGCCGGATACGGAGGTGCTGAGGGCATCATGGACGTGCTGGAGGCTGGGCTTGATTCGGTGGGTCGGCTGGTGGTCGGCGGGTACTTCGTGGCCAAGGCTCAGATCAAGGCGGCGGAGACGGAGGAGGAGGTGATGGGGATTGATATTGATCCGGGACCTCCACCCGAAACGGCGTGATCGACACCTGGATGCCCAAGATCAAGCCACCGGTGGCCCTGCGCCACTGCCCGTGGTGCCGCAAGGAGCCGGAGCTACTCGAGAGCTACCCGTTTCATTACCGGGTCCACTGCCTCACTGAGGACTGCGCGGTGTTTCCCTGTACCGGCACGTTCACGACGATGGAGGAACCATGCAAAGACTGGAACAGTATGCGGCCGTAGGGCTTTTGTTCGCTATTCTGACCGCCGTGCCAACCATCACGCCGAACCGGCGGATCGTCGTCACCACCCGGCCGGTAGTGGTGGACATGATCATCGTCACCGAGCAGCGCGGCGCCGGCCCGGTCAAGGCTACCGTTACCCCGGCCTCCCAGAGGAAAAACAAATGACCACCTTCCACCGCGCCCTGCAACACACCCTCGCCGCCGAGGGCTACTACACCGCCAGCGGCCCGACCTACCGCGGAATTGACCGGCGATACTGGCCGGAGTGGGAGGGCTGGGCTATCATCGACGATTGGCTGGGCGGCGGCATCACCGTGCCGGTGCGCGACGCGGCCCTGGTCGAGCCGGTGGGGCGGTTCTACCGGGTGCAATTTTGGAATCGCGTCTGGGGCGACCGGGTGGCCGAACTGGATGAGGGTGTGGCCCTGAGCCTGTTCGACTTCGCCGTGCATAGCGGTGTCCATGCCGCGGTCCGTGCCCTGCAAGCATCGCTCAACGACATCAACCGCCACGGCCGCACCTACGCCGACATTGCCGAGGACGGGGTGCTCGGCCCGCGCACGCTGGAGACGCTGCGCCGCCAACTGGCGACCGTGTACGGCGGCCGGTTGGACAATGCGCGGAAAATCCTGCTCAACCGCTACACGGTTGAGCGTGGCCTGATCATGCGCAACGCCCGCGACCGGGAGGACTGGCCCGGGTGGTGGCTGCGGTTGTCGTGGGTGTAGCCCGGCAACCGTCAAGCGATATTTGACAGTTCGGGGCACGTCGATTTTTTTTCGGCGTGCTCTTTTTTTGTTGTCAGCTATACACCGATGGTGTATATATATAATCAAAGAGAGGGCGATAAGGCCAAACGACAACGAAGGGGGGCAAGATGAAAAAGGTAACGACGAAGGGCCAGGTCATCGAGATCGTAAAAGGCGACATCCGCAACACCTACACAGCAACTTGCGGCGGCCAGGTCATCGAAGAGAACAAGGCTACGGTCGGCGCAGCAGTTAAGGGCCATCCTGAAATCGTTGCCATCCTCGGCGCAAAAGTTGCCCTGACCCGCCCCGAATACAACGAGCTGGTGACCATGTGGCATGACGCCGCCCATGACGCCGAAATGAAAGAGATCGAAGAGCACCTGGAAGGCGTCCGCCGGGCCATGGATACCGAGTAGGGCGGAACACGCCGCCCAGACAACCAAAGGAGAACGACCATGCAGACCATCCATATCAGCAAAATAAACAGCGTAGGGATTGCCAAAGAAGCCAAAAAGTCCGGGCTGAGCACCGTTGAGTTGTTCGGCGAGTATGAGCACCCCGACCACCCGGGCAGCAAAGACTGGTCCATCCGGTTGTACTTTGTCGGCGATGCTTGCGTGGCCGACACCAACGGCGACCCGGTGTGGGAGGCGGCCGACCCGGCAGCATTCGCTGCCCTGCTCGAAGAGTACGGGGTCGAGGTGGACGAGTGACCTCGGAAGAATTCCGCCAACTCCGCGACCGTCTCGGCCTCTCGCAGGCCGAGCTCGGCCGCCTCATGGGGCTACACGCCCGGGAGATCAGCCGGATCGAGACCGACCGCCAGCCGACCCGGCTGCAGGCGGCTTTTATCCGGCATATCGCAGCCACGCGAGGCAAGGGGGAGTGATGAGCGACCAGTGCAAAGTCGGATCAATCGTGGATATTGCTAACGCCTTGCAACAGGCTGGACAAATAATGCGCGGAGACGTGCGAAGAGAGGAACCGCAGACCATGACCACCGAAGAAATCAGAACGGCAAAGCACAGTCTGGAGAGCGAAATCAACGAGCTGCTCGACCGGTTCCAGCAAGAGGCAGGCGCAGGCGTGTGGGTGGCCGGCATCGACCTGGAACACATGGAGCAGATCGGCCGGCCATCGCCGATAGTGGCCGATGTCGAGGTGGACGTGCGGATCAGATAAAACCCTGATACATCTTTCACCGCTTGGGCGGTGAGACGGGGGGAAGGGAAATGAAACGATTCGAGCAAAGCGCATGGGCAGGGGCCGCCGTCGTCATCATCTGGTGCGGCATGATCCTCGGCCTGATCGCCGCAATATGAAATGAAACACAAACTGAACCGGAGGAAACGAGCATGAACAAGACACTGGCCGCTGTCCTTATCCTCGCAGCCCTGCCGCTGGTTGGCTGCGCCGGGCCTGAGATCACCGCCGAAGACGCCAGCATGGCCAACGCGGCCGCGCTGTCCCGCAACTACTGTGTGGATGCCCGCGCCCGTGGTGAGGCGGCGCGGATGGCGGCAATCGCGCAGATGGACCCGTCGCAGCAGGGTGTGGCGCTCATGGCCGAGGCGATGCGGGCACAGGCAGAGGCGCTGGCCGGCAAGGGCGACCCGTGCGCGCCGGGGATGAATGCGCACGAAGCCCGCGCCCGGATCGCGGCCAGCCAGAACGAGGCCGCCACCGGGCTGGTCGGTAGCATCGTGCGCGGCAGCCTGATCGGCATCGGCATCATCGAAGGTGCGGACGTTGCCAAGACCGCGATCAAGAACGCCGGCGATAAGACGAACATCACCGGCGACAACAACAGCTACGGCCAGGAGAGGGTCACGTCGAACGCCGACGTGACGACCAAGAATTTCGGCGAAGGTGGCACGGCCACCAGCGGAGCGCCGACCGTGGCGGGCCCGGACAAGAGTACGAACACCACCATCGAGGCGCCCGCCGAGCCCGAGCTGCCCGAGGTGGAAGAACCCGAGGGTGAGTTCGTGCCGACCGAGCCGCCAGACTTTCCCGATGGCCCTGTAGAGATCCCCGCACCGGAGGCGACAGAATGAACGGAACAAGCATAACGACATGCGTAGAGACGATAACTCCTGAGCTGGCAAAATTATACCTACAGAAAAACATCTCAAACAGAAGGGTTAGCGGCAGAGTGGTTGAGATGATGGTCAGGGACATAACAAGAGGCCAATGGAAAGAGACTCACCAAGGGATAGCTTTTTATTCAGACGGGGTTCTAGCTGACGGCCAGCACCGACTGGAAGCAATAGCAAAGGCAGGTCTCCCGGTAAGGCTGATGGTCTCCAGGGGTCTCGATAGAGGCGACGCTGTTGCAATCGACCAGCACAGGGCAAGGACGACTATTGATGTTTTGAGAATATCAGGGAAGGCGACGTGGATGAGCAAAAGCGACGTTGCCGTTCTGAGGATATTTCTCTCGCTCGCCCCTGGGTGCACATTTGGGCAAGCTGCAAAAATCTCCGCCGACGAAATGGCTACATACGGGGAACAGTTTAAAGACCGTTTGTTATTTTCACACCATATCACCGAGGGGGAAAAGGTTTCAGGGCTGGCAACCGCCCCTGTCGCCGCAGCGTTCGCCATGGCTCTTGGCCATGAAAACAAGCAGAGGCTGATACAGTTCGCCGCCACATTAAAGAGCGGAATGACCACTGCAGCAGGCGACCTGGCAGCCATAAAACTACGAGACTACTGCCTGACAAATAAAATATCTGGCGGAGCCGAGCAACGTAGGGACTTGCTGATGAGGGCGCAGCGCGCAATACAGCTATTTTGCCAGGGAAAGCAAATATCAAGGCTGCACGCGCCATCGTCTCCGATATATCCAACCCCGGTGGTTCTCATTAAAAAAGGCAGACCGGAGGCCGCAGAATGACGCCAGCAGAGCTGAAAACCACCATCCTGTATCTTATCGGCCAAGGCTGGGACATCCCGGAAATAGAAGACGCAGTGCGCGGGCTGCTGCGGGGGATGGGGCAATGAGTAACGCCAAAGGACGCGGGAAGCATATTGTATATCGACCAACCGGCGAGCCGATGGCGATAGCCGACATCGCCAAGATACTCGGCATGAGCGACGCCACACTGCGCGGCCGCTGGCGGCGCGCTGGCCGACCTGCAGAGATTGGCCCGGAGATCGCCGAGAAGCCTTTGCAGCGCAGCGGCGGCGACCCGATCCGGGTGAATTACCCACCGCATGGCGAGGTCACGTTTGGGTACATCCGCGACCGCATCCATCCGGGGATGGGCACGGACAGCTTTTTCCGGCACCGGTGGTACACGGCCGGCCGGCCCGAGGTGGTGACCGCAGACATCTTCGTTCGGCCGCTTGCCGAGATTGAGCCGGAGGACGACGACAAGCTGGCGCATATCCCCAAGGGCGATCTGTGCCACCTTTCCGGCACCAAGAATACCGGTGCCGGGAAAGGTGAAATCCCGGACGAAGAATGGTTCCGGCAGTACGGCCGCGCGCGGTCATCGCTCGGGCGCGCGTTCCGTCGGATCTTGCTGTGCGCTGGTGCGCAACAGGGGGCTCGGTGATGGACAAGCGCGAAGAGTCATTGGTCAATATCATCCTCGCCGAACTACGCCGGGCCGAAGCGAAATATCCAGCATGGCCCGCCGACCTGATACACCAGGTGGCCATCATGCAGGAAGAGAGCGGCGAGGCGATCCGCGCAGCGCTCAACCACGTCTACCACGGCGAGCCGCTGGAGGGTGTGCGCGGCGAGTTGGTGCAGACCGCGGCCATGTGTCTGCGGTGTCTGAAAAATATGGGGGAGTGATGGACTATCAAGAGTTCTTACGGCGCAAGCAATTCTCGCCGGTTGCGTGCGGGCATCAGCCGGTAACAGCCAATCCGATGCTCTTTGACTTCCAGCGCGACCTGTTCCGGTGGTCCGTCCGAAAGGGACGCGCTGCGCTGTTCTGCGACTGCGGTATGGGAAAGACGCCTATGCAGCTCGCATGGGCGCACGACGTGCACAAGCATACCGACGGAAACGTGCTGATCCTCGCCCCGTTGAGCGTGGCGAAGCAGACGCGGCAAGAGGGTGGCAAGTTCGGCGTCGATGTGCAGGTGTGCGAGCGGCAGCAGGACATTCGCCCGGGAGTGAACATCACCAACTACGAAAAGTTGCACCATTTCGACCCGGCAGCGTTCTCCGGCGTCGTGCTGGATGAATCGTCCATTATCAAGCATCACACGAGCAAGACCAGGGACGCTCTCATTGAGGCATTCCAGCGCACACCTTACCGGCTAGCATGCACCGCCACTCCCGCCCCGAACGACTACATGGAGATCGGTAACCACGCCGAGTTCCTCGGCATCATGAGCCGGTCGGAAATGCTGTCCATGTTCTTCATCCACGACGGAGGCGACACGGCCAAGTGGAGGCTCAAGGGTCACGGCAAGCGCAAATTTTGGGAGTGGGTGTGCACGTGGGCCGTCATGCTGCGCAAGCCGTCAGACCTCGGTTATCCGGACTGCAGCTTTACCCTGCCACCGATCAACTACCATCACCACGTCATCGACCAGGACGGGCCGCAGAATGGCTACCTGTTCGCCATGCCGGCATCGACACTGGCCGAGCGGAGAGCAGCCCGCAAGGATTCACTGGAAGACCGATGTCGCATGGCCGCCGATCTGGTCAACGGCTCAGACGGCCCGTGGCTGGTCTGGTGCGACCTGAACGCCGAGAGCGAACTGTTGACACGTATGATCAATGGCGCAATCGAGGTGAAGGGCGCAGACAGCGAGCAGCACAAGGAAAAAAGCCTGCTCGACTTCGCAGCCGGCAAGGTGCGCGCGCTGGTGAGCAAACCGAGCATCGCCGGGTTCGGCATGAACTTTCAAATCTGCCACAAGATGGCCTTTGTCGGGTTGTCCGATTCGTTCGAGTCCTATTATCAGGCTGTCCGCCGGTGCTATCGGTTCGGCCAGGAGCACCCCGTGGACGTGCATGTCATCACGCACGAATCCGAGGGCAACGTGGTGGAAAACATCAAGCGCAAGGAAGCGGACGCGCTCGCCATGGCCGAGAGCATGGTCCTGAATATGGCCGACATATCGAGCCGTGACGTGAAAGGATCGACCGTTGAAAAAACAGAATACCGCGCGGCCAGTCGCATCGAACTGCCGCGATGGATGGAGGCAACCGCATGAAGTGCATTGATCAGAGCAGTGGCGACAACTGGACGCTCTATAACGGCGACTGCTGCGAGGTGCTGCAGGGGCTGCCAGATAACAGTGTCGGCTTTTCCGTATACAGCCCGCCCTTTGCGAGCCTGTACACCTACAGCAACAGCGACCGCGACATGGGCAATTGCGCCGACTACGGCGAGTTCATGGACCATTACTCGTTTCTCTGCCGGGAGTTGATGCGGGTGATGAAGCCGGGCCGGCTGGTGGCCGTGCATTGCATGTTGCTTCCGACCAGCAAACAGCACCATGGATACATCGGACTGCAAGACTTCCGCGGCGATCTGATTAGATGCCACCAGAAGGAGGGATTTATTTTCCATTCTGAGGTGGTGATCTGGAAAGACCCTGTAACCGCCATGCAGCGCACCAAGGCGATCGGACTGCTCTGGAAGCAGATCAAAAAGGATTCGTGCATGAGCCGTCAGGGAGTGCCTGATTATGTGATCGTGCTGCGCAAGCCGGGAGAGAACGAGATCGAAGACCGCGTGTCGCACACGGCCGAGGAATTCCCCGTGGCCCTCTGGCAGAAGTACGCGAGTCCGGTGTGGATGGACGTTAGCCCGTCCAATACACTGCAGAAGCTCGCCAAGGATGAGAACGACGAGCGCCACATCTGCCCGCTGCAATTGGACGTGATAGCCCGCTGCGTCAAGTTGTGGAGCAACCGGGGCGATATCGTTTTGTCACCGTTCGCCGGTATCGGTTCTGAGGGCTACCAGTCGCTGATCATGGGGCGGCGGTTCGTCGGCGTTGAGTTGAAGCCGAGCTACTACGAGCAGGCCGCAAAGAACCTGCGCAAGGCTGATGCGAAGAATGAACAGCTCTCGCTGTTCGCTAAAAGTAGCGCTGTCAACGCATGACCGCACCCCAACACTGGCCGCCAACCCGACTCTGCCCAGCCACCAGCAACCTGCCCACGCGGATGCTGGCGAGCACCTGGAGGAATCTATGCGCGGCCATGCAGCGGCGGGAGGCGGTCGGGGCGACGCGGACAAGCGGGCAAGGGCAGGAAGATTTTATGGCAATCTCGGCTGCGCGGTTTCCCTGCGCTACCTGCGCGGGGCGGATGCTGCCGCCGGGGTTGGAATTGATAACTCAAGAGGAGGCAACAGAGATGGCGAAAACGACAAACGAAAACTGCACAAACTGCGGGCGCAAGGGCGTATTGAGCGTCTTGCATGGCGGGAAGGTCTGCAATACCTGTAGGTATCTGTTGGCCGCAGCAAATAACAATGTTCCCGCGCTGGCTGGCGCTGTCCGCACTGTCGGCAAGGTCGAAGAGATGATCAAGTCCCTGATGCCAGACGGGGGCAGACTGGCCGTACAAGTCACCGCCGACCTGCTGCAGGAAATCAGCGGGCTTGTCGGCTATGACGGCGAGGACCCGCAGGAACTGGTGGCGGCGGTGCGCAGGCGGGCGTTGACCTGCGCCAGTTGCGAGGCCGAGGACGTGCTGCACGAGATCCGGGAGATTGTCGGGTACTCGCCGGACATGGGCGATAGTGGGCTGGCGGACGCGGTGCGGCGGGTGGTGGCATCGGCGACACCCTCCGGCGAGTCAGAGCAACACCGCGATGACCTAATGCGCGCCTGCGGATTTGACAAAACCCAGCGCGACCTGACAGAAGAATGGGAGCCGGTATATCTCGCCGCCATCCAGACCATCGCCGAGTTAACCAACCGCCGGGATGACCTGGTAGCACTGCTGACCAGGGAGCGGGCCGACAACGCCCAGACGCACAGCGAGAGCGAGGAATTGGCCGATCTGAGCCAAGATTTCGAGCGGGCGCTTCATGATATTGAGACAGCCCATGAAAAGCTCACCCTAGCCGAGCAATCCCGCGACGAGTGGGAGCGCCGCGCTGTCCAGGCCGAGGCCAACGTGGAGACGCTGGAAGCCGAGCTGCGCAACCGTGAGGACGCACCAGCGGCGCCATGCGCAAGCACCACCTACCTGCTCGACATCGCGCTCAAAGCCTTGCGCGGCGAAGGACCAGACGCGGACCAGCTCGCCACGCTCATCGACGCGGCACGGGGGGCAGCATGAGCGCCGATTACCGCCCCTGGGAGCGCCCGCGACTGATCGGCCGCTGCGCCTCATGCGGCCAGAGATGCACACTGACGGAATACGGCCTGTGCGACACATGCACCGGTTCGACCCGAGAGACGCCGACATGGGCACCAGCGTTCCCGTCTGCGCTCTCGGGGGGCACCGCCGCTTTGCCTGACAGCGACACCGCCCCCTCCTTACACGCGGTGGCCCGGCCCACTGGAAGCGCTGGAGCCGGTTCTTTTGTAGATGAACCCCGCCGGAGTCGGGACACATGGTGAGCCTGCGGGTGGGTATCGACCCGGGGCAGACCGGCGCCATAGCAGCCTTTGACGGCACACGCATCGTCGGCCTGATCGACATGCCGACCATGACCAGGTTGCACGGTCAGGGCCGGCAGGTGGACCCGTACACGCTGACCACGGCGATTCTCGACCTGCGCGCAGGTCGGGACGCGGTGGCCATTATCGAGGCGGTCAGCGCCATGCCGGGGCAGGGGGTGTCGTCCATGTTCAGGTTCGGCGAGAGCGTCGGCGTGGTCCTGGGCGTGCTCGGGGCGATGCAGATGCCGGTCCGGTGGGTGACGCCGCAGCGATGGAAAAAGGCGGCGGGGATTGCTGGCAAGGATAAGGACGCTGCGCGCAGCCTGGCGATTCAACTGCACCCGGAGGTGGCTGATATGTTGACGAGGAAGAAGGATTGCGGACGGGCTGATTCTATTTTGATTGCGAGGTTTGGAGGCGAGCGATGAAAGTGAAAGATAAGACCATCGGGAAGCTCGTCGACGTGGCCGAGAAGGAGTGCGTCTCCGGCGAGAGAAAGTGCTATTGGCCGCGGATCGACCCGGGAGTATTTACGCCGGGACAAGGGTATAAGGCGCGCGGAAGTAAGCCATCGAATGAATATATCTGCGGCACTCGCGCTATTCGCGGGTGCCCTGACGAATACTGTTAAGGAGAGAGATGAACGAACACCAAAAAGCAGCCCGATGGGTGGACCTGCACGAAGAGCGGCAGCAGCTGCTCGGCGAGATCGCCGAAGCGCAGTCCGAGCTGGACCGCGTGGAAGAGGCCATGGAGGATCTGTTCTGGGAGATGGGGGCGGTCGGCAAGGACCGGATTTTTAAACTTTTGGAGGCGAAATGAACGCACAAAAAGCCCGCGTGGCCGTCGAGGACATTGCCGCGCATTACCGGACATTGGCAGAGGCGAAAGAGGATTGCAAAACGCAGGTGGAGTCCCGCATGGAGCTACTGGTGGCCGAGTCGGAAGCGCCGATCACCAAGGATGACAAGGCCAATCTCAAGCGGGCGGCCAAGGCGCTGGCGGCAGAGTCGACCGACAAGGTGAAGGCCGACGCCGAGGAATTGGCCACACTGATGAACGAGATCGGGCTGTGACCGCTTCCGCCGATTTCATCACCATCCGCGCGTCGAGCCTGGGCACACTGTTTGACTGCCCGGCCCGATGGGCGGCCACGCACATTGACGGAATGAGGATGCCGAGCAACGGCAAGGCCACGCTCGGCCGGGCAGTCCATGCCTCAACAGCCGTTTTCGACCAGTCGGCGATTGACGGCGCCGGGATCACCATTGACGAGGCGGCAGCCGCCGCCGTAGACGCCATTTACCAGCCAGACGAGGATGTGGTGTGGGGCGATGGCGATACCCCGCAGGCGGCAGAGCAAATAGCCCTGAGCCTGCACGCCAAGTACTGCACCGTCATCGCCCCTGGGCAAAACTACGCCGCCGTGGAGGTCCTGTGCGAGCGGCTGGAGATTGCAGACCTGGGCATCGCGCTGACCGGGACCACCGACCGGGTATACCGGGACGTCGACGGCTACGGTGTCAGCGACCTGAAAACAGGCAAGGCCGCGGTTGGGGCCGACGGTATCGCCAGGACCGCTGGCCATGCCTACCAGCTCGGCGTGTATGAGCTGCTCGCCGAGTTCGGGGCAGGCGTGCCGATCACTGCCCCTGCCAAGATCATCGGCCTGAACACGGCCAAAACCGAGAAGTCACAGCGGGTCGGCATAGGCGCCATTACCGGGGCGCGGGCCGTCCTGCTCGGCGACGACGACCAGCCGGGCGTGCTTGAGATCGCGGCCCGGATGATCAAGAGCGGCGTTTTTTTCGGCAATCCTAAATCCATGATGTGTCACCGCAACTACTGCCCGGTGTGGGCAAGTTGCAAATTCAGAAAATAACCGGGAGACAAACCACGATGACCGCATTGACCACCACCACCCTTGCAACCCTGCGCAATCCTGCGATTGAGACCGCGCCCGATGTGTCCATGGGGTTCGGTAGCCTGGCATCGTTCGAGTTGATGCAGCGGGCCGCAAAGCTGCTTTGTTCATCCACGCTTGTCCCGACGCAGTACCGGGCCGTGATCGAAAAGATTGACCGCTATGGCAACATCACCGACCGCAAAGAGAACCCAAACGCGCTGGCCAACGCCGTCGTTGCGCTGAACATGGCCCAGCGGATGGGCGCTGATCCGCTGATGATCATGCAAAACCTGTTCGTTATCGAGGGGCGCCCTTCCTGGTCGTCTCAGTTCATCGTCGCGGCCATCAACAGTTGCGGCAAGTTCTCACCACTGCGGTTTGCTCTGCGCGAATTAGGGGAGAAGGAAGTCGAGCGTATTGAAACTTTTTGGGAGAACAAACAGCGGCAGACGCGCACCGTCAAGGTGTCCGTCGTTGACCGGGAATGCATCGCGTGGGCGACGGAGCGGGAGACCGGTGAGCGACTGGAGTCCCCGCCGGTAACCATGGAGATGGCCGTCAAAGAGGGCTGGTACACAAAAACGGGCAGCAAGTGGCAAACCATGCCGGACGTGATGCTGCGCTACCGGGCCGCGTCGTTCTTTGGTCGGCTGTATGCTCCCGAGTTGCTCATGGGACTGCGGACAGTTGAAGAGGTGCACGATATTATTGACGTATCACCCGAGACTGGCGAGGTTTTGAGCGTGACCACAGATAGTCTGCGCGCCGACATGAAGGCTATCCCAGGCGAGACCATCGACGTGGATACGGGCGAGGTGCTGCAGTCGGAGGAGCCCGCAGAGAGGCAGCAGGAGCCGCCGCAGGAGGCCGCGAAGGAAGTCACGAAGGAAGAAAAGGCACCTGCGCCTAAGCCGCCACCGAAACCGCAACAGAAGGCCAAACCTGAAACACCACGGGTTGGCCCGGAGGCCGCTTCGCTGGCGGTCAAGTCGTTCCTCGCCGAGATCAACAAAAAGGCCACGTCGATGGAGGTCGACCAGTGGCGGGCCAAGCATCACAACCGCGTTGCCAACTCCTGCGGCGGAGTCGAGAGCGAAGAGTTCCTGCAGGTTATGGACTATGCCGAGGTGGTGTACCGGGACCTACTAGCCGGCGAAGAGCAAGCGCGGGCGTGACCATGAACCTCTGCCCGCGCGTCTACGGAGCCGACATGACCGACCAGGCGAACCTGGATTACTGCCGCAAGATTCAGCAGGAGCGCGGCGAGGAGTGCCGGCGGGAGCGGTGTCCGCACTGCGCGGGCGATGTGGCGGAGGACAAGGGGCCGGTGCAGGATCGGCCGGCCCCGGTGCAAGGGGGGTTGTTCTGATGGCAAAGTACCGCAAGGTTGACCCGAGGGTGTGGAACGACCGAAAATTCATGTCGATGTCGAACAACGGGAAGCTGGCTTTTTTTTATCTGCTCACGCACCCAAACATGACCGCCCTTGGCGCTATGCGGGCATCTGTTCCAGGGCTCGCAGCAGAGATCGGATGGAAGCTGGAAGCCTTCCGGGAAGCCTTCCGGGAAGCCCTCTCTCAAGGCATGGTTTTGCACGATGAAAAGGTGTCCATGGTGTGGCTGCCGAACTTCCTGAAATACAACAAACCGGAATCCCCGAACGTGGTCAAAGCATGGGCCGGAAGCCTTGATTTGCTCCCTGAGTGCGATTTGCTTTTGAGCGTTATTGCAAAGGCTTGCGAGTGCGCGCAGGGGGCAAGCAAAGGCTTTGCTGAAGCCTTGCCGGAAGCCTTCCGGGAAGCCTTGGCGAAGCCTCACCATAAGGCTATGCCTATACAGGAGCAGGAGCAGGAGCAGGAACAGTATAAACAACCCTTGTCCGATTCTGATCGGACGACCGCGGCGGGAGCGGCCAAAAAGACCGCCAAGAATGACCCGGCCGCAGAGGAACGGTTCAACGCTTTCTGGCAAGCCTATCCTCGAAAGACAGCAAAACAGCGAGCCCTCGCCGTCTGGAAGCGAAAGAAGTGCTGGAACGGCGAGTTTGACGCCATCCTCGCCGGGCTCACAGCGCACAAGGAAAGCGACCAGTGGCAGCGGGACGATGGCCGGTATATTCCGCACCCGGCCACCTTTCTGGAGCAGGAACGATGGCGCGATGAAATAGCCTGTCCCGTTCATGGCCAAAAAATAGGAGGACTCACGTTTTGAAGCGCACCGGCATTGAAGAGGAAGAGATCCTGGTTGGCACCGTGCTCATGTACCCGGACACCTACCCGGAAGCGGCCGGCATCGTTCGTCCCACCGATTTTCAGGACCAGCGGGCCATGCGCTGCTGGTGCAAGATCGGCGAGCAGTTCGTCGGTGGCACGGATGACTTGCAAGCCCGTGTGGCCATGGCCATGGGCACGACCGAGGAATTCGACTGGGTTGTGCGCCTCACGGGCGAGATCATCCCGGTCCGAATGAACGTGGTGGGCACAGCGCGCGCCATCGCCGACAAGGCCAAGCGCCGCCGGCTCTCGGTCGAGTTGCGAGCCATCGCCGACAAGGCCGGCCAGGCGCGCAACGCCGACGTGGTGCTTGAGGACATGATGGACGCCTACCGCCGGGAAGCGGGCGAGGTGGACGTTGACGCCCGTATCGGCCCGGTGGTCGAACGGTTCAAGCGGGTGCAGGCCACGAATAAGTCCGCAGGGCGCCTCGGACTGCGCACCGGTTTTCGGCTCTTGCAGGACGACTACCTGGTGTACCAGCGCGGGCACCTGTGGGTTGTCGGGGCATGGACAAGCGTCGGCAAGTCGGCGTACATGATCGAGGCCGTCAACCGCTTCTTTGCCGAGAACGAGGCCGGCCAGGTGGCAATTTTCAGCACCGAGATGAAGGAGGAACAGAACGTTGCCCGGCTGCTGGCCAATCGCACCGGCGTGAACGCCAACGTGATTCTCTCGGGCGAGATGCTGGACATGCACGCGCAGGCGGTCAACCGCGAGGCCGGGCGGCTGGTCCGCGCCGGGCTGGTGATCCATGACCGGCTGCGCAACATCGACGACATCATGGCGCAGTGCCGCAAGCTGAAATTTACCGGCGGGCTCGACTTGGTGTGGATCGACTTCATCCAGAACGTGCACCGGCCGGGCGAGGCGAGCCAGTACGTCATGATGAGCCAGATTGCCAAAGACCTGCAAGCGCTGGCCCATGACCTGAGCTGCACCATTGTCTGCCTGTCGCAGTTGCCGAACCACGCTGGCCGGGAGGACACCGGTATCCTTGAGTTCAAAGGCGCTGGCGAGATCGCCGCGGCGTGCGATGTCGGCGTGCTCATGAAACGGGCCAAGGAAGACAAGACGAAAATCCTGTTTGACGTGCGCAAGAATCGGCACGGGAAATGCGGGAAGTATCTCATGCGGTTCGCGGACGGATGGACGCGGATCGAAGAAATCGAAACGGTCGAGTGATCGGCCAAGGAGTTGTGATGATTAACAAGGTGATCCTCATCGGCAACCTCGGCGCAGATGTTGAGCTGCGCTACACGCAAAGCGGCGCCCCGGTAGCGTCATTCCGGGTGGCCACCACGGAACGGTGGAAGGGACAGGACGGCCAGATGCAGGAGCAGACCGAGTGGCACAGCGTCGTCGCCTGGAAGCGCCTCGCCGAGATCTGTGGCGAGCACCTGCACAAAGGAAGCCGGGTGTACATCGAGGGTAAGCTGCAGACCCGCAAGTGGCAGGACCAGAACGGCAACGACCGGTACACCACCGAGATCGTAGCCCGCGAAATGCGGATGCTTTCCCCGAAGGGCGAGCCCCGGCAGGAAGGCACCAGTCGCGAGGAATGGAAAGAACCGCCGCCGATGGGTGACGACTCCGTGCCTTTCTGAGCGCGCAGGCTGCCCGCTGTGACGATTTCAGCGGGCCGCCTATACCGCGGGCCGCGTTAACATCGAAAAACGAAAATAGAGGGATTCTCGACATGACAACAGCCGACATGATCAGCCAGGAGTGCAACGCAATCAAAGCACTGCTCCTGGACAAGAACGCCCGTTACGGCGACAGCGCTATGTAGCCGCGCCGCATCTTCTCCCGGGCCGACCACCTGGAGCAACTCAAGGTGCGCATCGATGATAAACTGTCCCGCATCGCCACCATGGGGCCGGACAGCGAGGACGAGGACACCACAGGCGACCTGATCGGGTATCTGGTGCTGCTGCGCATAGCCAGGCGCAGGGCTCGCCATGGTGAGGTGATCGACGATACGTTCGAGCCCTGGCAATCCGCCATCCCCGAACAGGACGTGCAGCGCCGGGAGCAGGCTGCGCATGGCGCGGGCTACATTATCCCGCAGATGGACGATGGTGACGACGACCCGTCGGTGGTGCATATCGTGCCCGACCGCACCAGCCGTGCAACCCTGCCCGATGAGTGCCTGGGCGCGCTGTGCGGGAGGGCGCGGGGATGATCAAAGCGACCATCAATACCAAGGGCGTGGAGCGCATGATGCGCACAGCAACCAAACAGGTGCGCTACGCTGCAGCATTGGCCCTCAGCGAGGCGGCAGAGGATTACCAGAGGGTTGGCACCGTGCTGATGCGGCAGACGCTAGACAGGCCTATTCCGTTCACACAGCGGGGCCTCAAGCACACACGGGCGACTGCCAGCAAGCTGCAAGCCAGCGTATTCATGCTGCCACGGCAAGCCAGCTACATGGTCTATCAGGTGGAGGGCGGGACGACCAGCGGGGCGAAGCCGTACCCGATACGGGCCAGCGAGGATGCTTACGGCAACCTGCCCAAAGGCGCGACGAAGCGCAACCGAGCGTTCACTATCACGAGCCGTGATGGGACGAAGCTCACCTTCGTTCGGACCAAGTTGGGCAAGAGGCCGAAGACTCGCAGGTCTATTGCCTACGCAGGCCGGCCAGTGTCCGACCGCTGGCGCGGTCTCAAGCTGATCGCTGGATCAACAATCGCCCGCCACTACAAGCCGATCTACCCGTTCTATGAGCGTGCGCACAGCCGCGTGCCGGTGATCGTTCGGCGCGTGTTCCTTCGGCATTTGCGGTCGGCGCTGCGGGGCGCGAGGTGGTGAATAACGTTGTCTCGCTCTCGGGAGGCAAGGACAGCACAGCCATGCTCCACATGATGCTGGAGCGTGGCGAGGCGGTCCACAGCGCGGTGTTCTTCGACACCGGCTGGGAGTTCCACGAGATGGCTGAGCACATTGACCTGGTCGAGCGCAAGACGGGCATCAAGGTGGTGCGGCTGCACCCCAAGAAAAGTTTTGATTACTGGATGCGGCTGCGGCCGATTATCGCGCGCGTCGGCCCGATGAAGGGCAAATTGCATCGGCTCGGCAACGGCTGGCCCTCGCCCATGCGACGCTGGTGTACCCGTGAGAAGGTCGAAACCATTGGCCGCTATCAGAATACCGTTCCAGGTTGCGTCCCCTGCATAGGTTACGGCGCGGACGAGCAACGCCGTGTCAAGCCTGGGCCGCAGCGCTATCCACTCATTGAGTACGGTGTCTCCGAGGCCGATGCTCTCGCCTACTGCCGCCGCCTTGGCTACCAATGGGGCGGGCTGTACGACATATTCCGGCGCGTGTCGTGCTGGTGCTGCCCGTTGCAATCGCTGCGCGACCTGCGGCTGCTACGCAAGCACCGTCCCGAACTGTGGGCCGAGCTGTTGCGGATGGATGCCGAGACGCCCGAGCACAACCCAGGATTCAAGGACTACCGCACCGCGCGTGAGCTTGATGCACGGTTTGCGCGAGAGGGTCGGCAAATGAGACTGCCCTTTTCGTCCGCGGGTCCTTCCGTAAGTATGCGGGATTGCGGGTACTTTGGCGCTCGACAGAATCGC